TTTAAGCAAAAAGCGTGATAAGGATGTTGATAAGGATGAGGGGAATCTTATCAAGGTTCAGGCTAAAAAGTCTCGATTTACCAAAGAGAATAAAATTGTAGAGGTGCGTCTGTCATACACGCATGGTCTTGACCGCTACTATGGTTTGCTTGACCTTGCTGTTGACCACAATATCATCAAGAAAGTCTCCACACGATTTGAGATGCCTGATGGTTCAAAGCACTTCGGTAAAGCAATCAACAACGACCCTCAAAAATATTTCACTGATGATATCATGGAGCGTCTAGAGAAAGCCGCTGGTGAAGAATACAAGTATGGTGTGGGTGATGACTATGTGGATGATGCTATTGAAGAGCTGGAGCCGGAGTTGTTGAATGAGTAAGATTGATCTAGAACGGTTCTCAGAATTCAATAATGCGTATGAGTTTGTCGAGGAGCTTTACAAAGAAGACTCGACCATTCCTATTCGCTTGACAACTGAGAAGTATTATGGTACTATCATTAGATACGATAAGATCCATATGACAGAAACCTATGATGATGCGGATCAAGCGACACTGAAATTTGAGTTTGTTTTCATTGAAAATCCACTCAATCTTTCTGATGATGATCCTCTATTCAACAATCATCTGGGCGACTTGCTGGTTAATATTATTATTCATACATTGAACGGGAAAGAAGATGAGAATAGAAACGACGATTCTGAGCAATCTGATTCACAACGAGGATTACAGTCGCAAGGTTCTGCCGTTTCTTAATAAAGAGTTCTTCCACGATGAGGTCGAAAAGACACTATACCTCACCATCGATTCCCATGTAGAAAAATACAACACACTACCAACCAACGAAGTGCTTGGCATCACCCTTAACGAAGACAGTCTCAACGAGCAGGTCTTTGAAGGGTGTGTCGAGTATCTTTCCAATCTCGAAAAGAGCGACACTGATGAAGAGTGGTTGCTAGATAAAACAGAAGAGTTCTGTCAAGAGAAGGCTGTGTATAATGCTATTATGGAATCTATTGGTATCATTGATGGGCGTGACAAAGAAAAAACTAAAGGTGCTATACCTGAGATTTTATCGAAAGCGTTATCGGTCAGTTTTGATTCATCAATCGGTCATGACTGGATTGAGGACTTCCAAGCACGGTATGAGTTTTATCACAAGGTCGAAGAGCGTATTCCGTTTGATCTGGAATATCTAAATGCCATTACCAAGGGTGGTCTACCATCTAAGACACTGACCTGTATTCTTGCTGGCACGGGTGTTGGTAAGTCACTTGCTATGTGTCACTTTGCTGCTAACAATCTGATGGACAACAAGAAGGTTCTGTATATCACTATGGAGATGGCAGAAGAGCGTATCTCTGAGCGTATTGATGCTAACCTACTTGATTGCAGCCTAGATGACTTGAAAGACCTGCCATTCAAACTATATGAGAAGAAGGTCGAGCGTATCCGCAGCAAGACTGAGGGTAAACTTATCGTCAAAGAATATCCTACTGCCTCTGCTGGTGCTGGTCACTTCCGTCATCTGCTGAATGAACTTCGTTTGAAAAGAAACTTCGTACCAGACATTATCTACATCGACTATCTAAACATCTGTGCGTCCAGTCGTATGAAGTATGGGTCAAACGTGAATACATATATGATGATTAAATCTATCGCTGAAGAACTACGGGGTCTTGCTGTTGAGAAGAATGTGCCTATCGTAACTGCTACACAGACTACTCGTGGTGGTTACACTAACTCTGACCCAGGGCTTGAAGATACCTCTGAGTCGTTTGGTCTACCTGCTACAACCGACCTGATGTTTGCGCTGGTGTCTAGTGAGGAACTAGAAGCACTCAATCAGATTATGGTGAAGCAGTTGAAGAATCGCTTCAACGATCCGACAAGCAACAAACGGTTCGTCGTTGGGGTTGACAGAGGCAAGATGCGGTTGTATGATGTGGAGCAGTCTGCACAAGATGAACTGGTAAACGATAATCCAGTTATGGACAATGCTGTATTCGGTAGTCGTCGTAATGATGAGGATAGTCAGGGAGAATTTAGTCAGAGAAAATTTGACAAGAGAACATTCAAGGATTTACGATAATGTATGAGTACAAAGCAACAATTTTAAGAGTTGTCGATGGTGACACCGTTGATGTTGACATTGATTTAGGTTTCGGGGTGTGGTTGAGAAAAGAGCGTGTTCGTATCATGGGTATTGATACGCCTGAGTCTCGCACCCGTGATAAAGAAGAAAAGAAGTTTGGCTTGCTCGCAAAAGAGCGTTTAAAAGAACTTATACCTGTAGGATCTATTGCTGTTCTTAGAACACGAATTGATAGAGATGGCGAAGATGCCAAGGGTAAGTTTGGTCGTATTCTGGGTGACTTCTTACCTGGATCTGGTCCTATCACGCCATGCTCTACTATGGTCACCGAAATCTTAATCAAGGAAGGATACGCAGTTGCCTATCACGGACAAAACAAGGACGACGTTGCAAAGGCTCATCTTAAAAATAGAGAGAGACTTATTGCTGAAGGAAAGGTTTAGTATGTATACATTCTTAGAGGAGGATGGACTATATAAGATTCGTGAGGGTGATCAGGTCATTGCCACATTTGATGAGGTGAATAAATCAAAAGAGATTTTTTTCAATCTGAAGCGTGGTGGTGGGTTTGATGGAGAGACACCAAATTATTTTGGAACTGTGCATTTTTCTATTGACAGATAGTTTATATGGTGTATAATAAGGTATGAAATTTAATCCAAAAGAACGCACACAGAAGTATCAGTTTGAGATAGAGAATATCGATAAGTATACGGCATATGCATTCGTATCTAGATATCATTATTCTCCTGTCATGCCTGTACAGACTAAACACTATCTCGCTATCAAACTTGATGGTGAGATTAGAGGTGTGCTGACTCTGGGCTGGGGTACTCAACCTCGAAACACTTTCACCAAAATTTTTCCAGGTTTGAAAGAGGAGGTGTCAGTAAAGACTGGTGACAAATATGCTAAACATATGTCTGAATACTACTTTGAAATTGGTAAGATGTGCATGGATCCGGATATGCCATTCAATTCAGAGACACAGATGCTGGCTGAAGTATCACGATGGATAAAGAAGATTTATCCCAGGTGTCTGTTTCTTTATACTATGGCAGATGGTATCATGGGTAAGCATGGTATGGTCTATCAGGCTGCTAACTTTGTGTATATCGATAAGTTTTTGACTGATGTTTATATGCTGGATAGTGGTGAGAAACTACATCCTCGTACATCAAAAGATCTGTGTAAAGAAAATGCTGTATGGTTAAAGGAAAACGAACCAGAGCGATTTGCCAAACTCAAGAACAAAAATCAGGTGTTCTGGTTGACAGATGGTTTTATGAAAGAGAAAGGTATCAAAAGAATTAAGGGTTATATGTTTCGCTATATGTTGCCTCTCAGTAAGCGTGCACGCAAGATGTTGACCAATTCAAAAATCATCGATAAAAAGATGATTGACCAAACACCACCTAGCAAAGATGATTTAGTGTGGTGGGATGCAACAGATTCTGGTCAGAAAGTGAAACTGGATGAGATGCCGCCATTCTGTCTGGACCTAGATAACATGGTAGCGAATCAAAGGAATATTAAAAAATATTACAATTTAGAAGAATTTATGGCTTGACAAGTGATTCAAAATTTCATATAATGAATTGTAAATCAGTGAGGAGTCTATGGTATGGATAAAACTATTTCATTTGAGCGTTGTGTTAAGATCATCGACAACGAAATCTATGGTGAGGTGCAGAAAACTATTGACGACTATCGTACATCGACACGTCGTCCTGTGGCACTTCAAAAAGGTGAGATTACCTTTGAGGCATATCTCAAATCATTTGAAACTGACGAGAAACAGAAGACGCAAACAGTCACCAAGTTTCTTCAGTATTGGTTTGCTGAAGCATTATCAATCATCATCAATCGTCATAACTTACCGATTGTTGACGGTTGCGGTGCTGGGCAGGATTATGCCTACGTTGGTAACTTCTACCAAGATAAAGCAATCACCGAGCAAATACCAATTGAATACAAGTCTTCTGGTGGTAAGGA